TTATTGCAATACTTCTATTTTTTCAACATATTTCTTAATTTCTTCTTTTAATTTTATGACTTCTTTTGTCGTTTTTTCAACTTCGATATTATACAATCTCTTATATCTATATTCCAGTGATCCACCAATTATTACTCCAATAATTAACAATATTACATCAGTTAATATTATATTCATCATTCACCCCAATTGTACCTCTTTACTAAGGTTTATTAATTTATTTTTATTTGATATAGTCTATCTCTATAATTCTCTAAATCTTCTTTTATTAATTTTATGTTGATTTTTACATTATCACTTTTTATAATTGTTCTACAAATATTATTGGGATTATTTACATTTTATAATTTTTTCATAATTTATATTTTTTCTATTATTTTTGTAAAAAGAACTCTTCATATAACATTATCATCCAACATCTTTTACAGAGTATTTTTTCTGTCTTTTTATATTCTTTCGGGAACAGTTCTGATTTTTCCTCTGTTTTGGGATTGGTTGTTATATTTTTACACATTGTACAAGTGCATTCATCTTGTTTTAAAGCTACAAATGTAGGATTCATCTTTTTATATACTATTAAATCTATCTTACAATATTCACATGTAAACTCTATGTACTCTTTATCTTTTAAATTGTACACGTTTTCTGCAACTTCAAATTCGCAGTTGCAATGTGGGCATTCAACTTTTGCCTTCATTTTAAATACTCACATCTAATATATCATTAGCTATGTTTTGTAAAGCTGTTACTATCTTGCCTTCTAGAGATATAAACTCCACTATATCCTTAAAATCTATATCTTGTTTTTTTAAAATATGCTCCAGCACATCTGTATTATCTTTAACTTCTTTTAGTTTATATATTTGTCTTGATCTAAAGCTCTCATTTAGCATATCTATACCCCCCTTTTCCAAATATATCATTATTTTTCTTAATCTTTTTATTTAAAAAGATCTAACGTACTCATTATTTTTTCAAATTCATTGGAATCAATTTCAAGTACAACCACATCTTCCTCTTTTTCTATTTTGATTACATTCTCATTATCCTTTTGTTCATCTGTTTTGCTATCGACCATGATATCCCACTCTCCCTTCGCTTTAATCAAATCTAAATATATTAATATATTTTTTATTAAAAAGTAAACCACAATATTTTATTTTAAATTATGTTTTACCAATTCTTATATAGAAATATGATTTACATTACAGATATTATATTTTATATATGAAAATATGTCAATATATTTTATTTCCTTTTTAGATTAATAAATGCTAATGCTTTATCTAATGTCTCAAATCGATCTATCCCAGCAAATGTAGTATATCTATCTGGTAAATTTTTTTCAATTAATTTTTTCTCTGCAATTTCACCTATTACATATAAATTATTTGCAGTATAAGATTTAAAATTATCAACCTTTACTAATGCGCAATCTTCAAGATACCAAGAGAATATTTCTGCTATATGCCAATCCACTGTTCCTTCATATAAAACACAATTCTTATGCAAACTATTACTTCCTAGAGACTCAGATGGTTTTGAATTTGAATCTGAATCTGATATTGTTTTATTTAATATACCCTCAGCTATTAATTTAGCCACTCCTTCATAATTTTTATCCTTTGCCACACGATAATCCTTAGCGTTATCACAGAAGAAAGTCTCTAATAAAATAGTTGGGCAATCAGTCCCATTTAGTATGTAAAGATCATTTCTAAGTTTTACTCCACGATTAGTAAATAAGGTCGCTAATTTTTTCATAACTCTTTCAGCATATATTTTACCTGAATTTGAAACATATAAAACCTCTGCCCCTTTTGCAGTTTTATTAAAACTGTTTAGGTGTAATTCAAGACAAAGGTCATATTTTTTCCCATTAATTTTTGGAAGTTTATAATCTTTCTCTTCTGTAGCCTTTGTAAATTGTATTTCAGGACAGATAATCATATCTACTGTATGTCCCTCTTTTTTTAGTAAATTTGTTAATACTGGGGCTAATGCTTTACAATATTGATATTCATTTACTACTCCAGATGCACTGGTACAATTCCCATCTTTTAGTATACTGTGACCTACTGTTATACATATTTTCATAAATTATTCCTCCCTACTATTTATAAGACTATCTATTTTTTGCTCGATTCTATCAGTGCCTTCTTCTACATTTTCAATTCTAGTGCTTAGTCCTTGTATACTTTCGGCAAATTGTTTAGAGACTTCTGTAAATGTATCCACGCTTTGTCTATATAAATCCCTATCTTCTTTTTTTTCAGATAAAACGTTATTAATTAGAAGGTAGGCTATTACCCCTGCGATTCCTAAATTTATAAGCTCTGATCCTATTTGTTCCATTTTTGAATTCCTCCTAATTTTAATAGTATTTTATTTTAGTGACCTTTATTTTTTAACGGTTTAAATGCATCATATAATCCCATAGATGCTCCTGCACATAATATTCCTTGTAATATTGCTCCAGGAGAAACACCTTGCATCCAAATACTAAATATAATTCCTAGTGAAAATAGCACAGGCGGGATAAAATCATTCTTTACATTGGGGTATTTATTACAAGCAAACCCAACTACATTAAGCGCAGCTACCAAAATAAATAACTGCTCTGGTATGAAACTAATTATATCCATATTAAAACCTCTATTTTTTACTTTTTTGTATATAAAAAGAGTTAGGAATTTTACCTAACCCTTGAAATAAAAATAGTATTTTATTTATTGATGGGTCATCTTATTTTATCGTATTTAAAATTTCTTTTATCCATGTTTATTTTCATAATTAACCCCTTTCATTAGCTTTCGCAATTAATATTTGTGTAGATAAGTCTTTAAATTTATAAACATAGTTATTGGCGTTACGTTGATAGAAATAAGGAAAAGAATAACTAGCGTTAAAATTACCTTGAAATCCTGTATTTTCATAAATGATATTATGTTGTTCATCAATCTTATAAAACTTGTTATTAAAATAAACGGCGGCAGTAACACCGTCAGAAGTACAGGCGGTATTTATAGTAGAACCATACGAACGAGTAGAAGTTGATTTGTTTAAAACAAGATCAAATACAAAACCATTATTATTAGTTGTCATAATAAAAAGCTTTTTGTAACCGAAATAGCAAGCATTCCTAACAGTTTCAGTTGTAGTACGTATATTATTGCTAATCAAAGTAATAGAATCTTTGTCGTAAACTTCAAGATAACCATTAGATTTAAGAATGTAGATAAACTCATCATTAGCGAACGCGTGAGTTGCAGACAAAATGCTATAATCAACAATAATAGCTTTCAAATACTTGCCAGTATAAAAATCATAAACAGAAACTAAAGTCATATTAGAATTATAGCAAACTATAAAAAACAAGCCGCCAGACGCTTGATAGCGAACATGATTAATTCCAGTACTTGATGAATCAAAGGTATTAACAAGGTTTAACTCAGAGTCGTATAAAAAAACAGAAACTAGTTTGTCATTTGTAGTAGTGAAAGCAACATACTCGTTATTATCAATATCAATTTTACTAGAAACAGAAAGAGCAGAAGTTAGAGTTATTTTAGTAACTAGGGAGCTACTTCCACCAGTATGAAGAGAAACTTCATTGTTACGGATACAAATAAAATAACCATTTTTTAAAACATATACATCCTTATTATTTGCGTTAGTTGTAAGTGTTCCAAGACCTCCAAATGTATCACCTGCTCTTGGAATATAATTATACCCAATAACAGTTATATCGTATTCGTTATTACTCGTATCGATCGCATATCCAGCACAACCTTCGGTGACTTCAGGTTTAGGTATTGGGAAATCGTCTATAAACCTTTGAACGCCACTCAGTGGCATATTAACGACGCTATTATCAATATGCTTTACAGACGCTTCAACTGCCATTGTAATTTGTCTCACATCATCACTCGTATTTTTCACTTCTAACGCTATATCAGACATCGGACTGTTTTCATTTATCAAAACGTTCACCTACCTTTTTTGTATTTCCATTTCAATTGAAACGGTATAATTGTCTTTATATCGTCTAAAATATGAAGAACCACCTGATACAACAAAATAACCATTACTATTTGATAAAGAAGCAGTCGCCGCACTAAATGAAACAAGAAATATTTGAGTATGGTTAGCATCAAATTTCAATATATAATTATTTTTAAAACACGAGTAAATAGCACCATATTCATCGGTAGAAAGAGCAATTATGTCATAACTATAAGAACTAGACCATGTTCTAGAGCCTTCAAGGGTAAGTTGAGTTAAAACTCTACCAGTGGCATAATAAACGCAATCATCACTGTCAATATCAAGAACACTAATAGTTCCATTATTAGGGTCTTTATAATTCCAAACTTCTTCACAATCAGGAGAAATTTTTCTAACATAAGTATCGACAGAGCCAATATAAACATTGAACTTAGAATCAACGGCAATACACGTAACAGTACTAGGGTGAATGAACGACCAAACCTCTTTACCATCAGGAGATATTTTTTTAACGTACCTGCCAGCATCACAACTATAAACAAAACCATTATCATCAACAACTATTTGTTTAACATTATTACCTACACTAAAATACCAAACTTCTTCGCCATCAGTAGATATTTTTCTTATAGTGTTGTCGTTACTCCCACCGTAAACAAAACCGTTTTTACCAACGACAACAGTAGTTACCCCATTAGAAAAACCATCAAACACCCAATCAGCGCTACCATCGGGCAGTCTTTTCATTATACCGCCAATGTAAGAAAGATAAGAAAAACCATCTTTATCTGTATCAACGCTGGAAATAGTTTGAGTAACGTTAGTATTAAAAAGTTCAGTAGGGTCTTTACTATAGTCATATAATATTACAGGAGTAATTTTAGATACCTCATATTGTATATCTTTTGTATCTATCATCGCACCAACATTAGGAGGATTAATTTGCAAATCGCCACCAAGCGTAGGAAGTTTTAATATCTGTTCGGGAACACCGCTAAGTTTTGTATCAGAAGGAATTGCAAGACCTTTATTATTTAAAGAACTTACAATATTAGTTCGATGTAATTCCAACGCTTCAGAAACAACCTTATACTCGTTGATAACCTCGGCAAGCTTTGTATCAGAAGGTAATGGAGTGTTTTCATACAAACTCTTTGCAACAAAGTTAACCTCTTTTAAAAGTCCATCATATTTATTTATTTTTGATACAAGATCAACCTTAAAGCCAGATAAACGATTAAATTCGTCAACATCTTTTTTAGACGATTCAAGAAGAATGTCAACTTCTTTCACAGACTCGTGAAGGAGTGTAAGCTCCGTTTCACAAGCCAGTCTTGCTTTATCAACTTCTTTCTTTTTCACTATAACACCGCCTTAATCAAATTAATCGAATTAATTAAGGAAGTCTTATTAGTCTTAAATTCTTGATTGATATCTATACCATCAACGATTATAGACTCAGTAACTATACTTTTCGGAGTGATATCTTTACCATCAATTTTGGTAACCACATCAAAACTTTCAATATTCAATTCAATTTCATTAATAGCCCCTATTACCGTTTTGTGTGTTGTATTAAGTTCACCAAACTCTACTGTAGGATCAAATGTCCCATCCTCCCCTTTTAGTGAGTTTAACCATTCAGACTCATTTCCTGTATAACCCTTATCTTTAGCTATCTGATATGCTGATTTACCATCAGCTCCAACTACTCCATTTCCTCCCCCAATTATTCCATGATAAAACAATAGACCATTCATAGTTAACGAAGATAATTTACCATTTTCATAAATTAAATCATATGTTTGTGCAGAATCTAATTCATCAATGTCTTTAAAGCATTCAATTGATTGAGTTAGGTAATTATTATTTTCATCTTTATTTGATAATGTTGACTTCTTTATCAATAATTCATTATCATAGACATTTATTATTGTATAAATATCAAATTCGTCTTTGCTTTCTCTTATAATTTTTAGTCCCGATCCAATCTCTCTTTCTAAATTATCTAGTACTAGATTTATATTATCAGGAGAATTTTTGAGTTTCTTTATCGCTTCTTTCCCGTTCAAAATATCACCTCTTAATATTAAAAGAGTTAGAGGAATCCCCTAACCCTATATTTTCTTTATTTCATTGACTGTTTCCACTCATTGTCTATCTTTACATAAGTAGCAACAGTTTCTCTCCAGTCATTGTCAACTTTAACTGACATTGTTTCAATTTCTCTATATTCATTATCAATCTTACATTTACCATCAATTACTGGTATATCTAAGAACTCAATGATGAACATGCCTTCTCCAAGATTAGCTCCATTTTCTCCATCTTGTTCTAATGCTAGAGGTGATACATATGAAGTGGCTGAACGAGTACGTGTTCCGTTCCAATATCCACCACCACCACCACCAAGTCCATCATCTGTGTTTCCTCCACCACCACCAAATCCAGCGTATGAAGTACCATTTCTAGTGTAGTTAGTTGTAGCACCTTGAGCACCTATTAAGAAGCTTTTTCCTGCATATGTTGAATTAAAGTAATTATTGTAACTCCCACCTGAGTAATTTTCATTATTAATGTGACTTGTTACATCAGAAATATATAAACCATGATAAACAGCAGTTCCATTAGCATAACGAAGGTCTTGACCACCATTTCCACCTGCCCCAACTACAAGTGGCTTAACTTTCCATTCATTTCCTACTCCTATTCCAGTGAAAGTATCATCTAATTCATTGTCAGTTTTTAAGACTGCAAATGTTCCTCCACCACCTGCTCCTGTTACTCCATCACTTGTTGTAGAACTTGCATCTGTTCCAGCTTGACCTACACAAACTAGTATTTTATCTCCTTGTTTAAATTCAAAAACTCCACTAGCTCTAGCACCTTTACCAACTTTTTCATCAGTACATTGATTTCCCTTCCCACCCCTTGCTCCATAAGCATTTAATCTAGCTTTACAATTAAAAGGGAATGTGTAGGCTAACATTGTCCCCTTATATTTAATAGAAGTTGTTGTATTAGTTATATTAAATAAAATACTATCATTTACGTTAATCTCATTAGGAATCGTTACTTCTGTTGAACCTATCTGGTTATAAGTGTGTCGCAATGGTATTTTATCCCCTAAATAGGTTATGATACAGACACCATTCCCTTCTTGTCCTATTTGAGTATCACCTGTTGGAGAAGACATAGAAGAACTTCCATCTTGTGATACCCCATCAAAAAGGTGGTATTCTGATGTCGGAGTGTAACCTTCTGGTTTATAGGAATCAGACGTTAATATGTAGCCTGAACCTCCACCTCCACCCTTACCATCTGCGTCACTATCACTGTCATAGGCTCCACCTCCACCATACCAACCTCCGCCCCCTGCACCTGCACTATATCCTTGACTTAATGAACCTCCTACTCCAAAACTTCCGTAATGAGCAGTGATATTGTTCCAAGTAGTTCCTCCTGCGGTTTGAGTTCCACCTGTTCCATTTCTATTTAAAGATGTGTACCCATCTCCTCCAGATAGACCTCCACCATATCCACCTCCGTAGTAACCAGCTCCACCACCGCCACCAGCAACAATAATTCTTGAATATAGAGAGTTTTTATCTAAACGAATATCTGTAGCTCCGCCACCACCTTTTCCGTTGGTTCTTCCGTTACCTCCGCCATTCCAACCGCCATCTACGGTTGTTGTAGTTCCTCCTACATTACAATAAAGAGTTATATTTCTATTAAGTATCACAATACCTTTTGAGTAACCTCCTTTACCCCCAACATAGGAGGTAGAGTAGCTCCCCCCACTAGCACCCCAAACTTCAAGTTGATAAGCTCCTTCTTCCAAAGTTACTTCTTGTACATCACCAGTGTAGTCAAATCTAAACTTTTCTCCTATTTCCATGCTATCACCTACTTATATTTAATCCATATGTCACCATTGTTACCTAAAGCAACATTAGGGTCTTCAGTTGACAATATGATATTTCTCATTTGTGCTGTAGTATACTCAGTATTGGATTGAGCTTTTATAGCACCTTCAAATTGTCCACCAGTCTTATCTATCTTCTTATTAATCTCAGCATTAGTTTCAGTACCTAAATTTTCTATAGATGTTGTTAATGTAGCATTGTTACTCTCAACTGTTGTCTTTAGCTCGTTAACTTCAGTTTTGGTTGCTAATGGAGTTAAATCAATACCATCTATTGCTTTGTTTACTTTTGTATTTACACTTTTATTTAAATCTGTTACAAGAGTGTTCAATCCTTGTTCATCTAACTTTGACATTTAATCACTCTCCTATTTCCATATTCCATTTATTTTAGTTAGAGTTTTAGTTATATTTTCCCATGTTCCATTAACTTTTACTTTCATATCACTAACTTGTTTTATTTGTCCATCTATTTTACATTTAGCGTTAACAGTAGAAAATAATTCTAAACAAGTTATAATACAATATCCATTTCCTTCTTGTCCTATTTGAGTATTTCTAGATGGTGAAGGCATTTCTGAATCACCAGCTATTAATATATCATCAGTCATATAGTAGTTGCTCGTTGGAGTGTATTCACTTGGCTTATAAGAAGTTTCTGTTAAAACATATCCTGAGCCTCCACCACCACCTTGGTGATTTTGAGTTCCTCCACCAAACCAACCACCGCCACCTGCTCCTGTAGAAGAATTGTTAGTCTCACGAGCATAATAAACTCCTCCACAACCAAAAATTCCAGCTCGACTGTTTGCTACTTCGTCAGATTGATAAACACAAGTTTGCCCACCACTTATTTGTGACCCTCCTATTGGGACTACTTCTTTAAATGATGTTACTGATATTACACCATTCGCTTCGCTTTTGTTAGACATACCTTGTGTTCCACCTCCACTAAGTCCATTCCCAGAAAATGATTGCTGTCCACCTCCACCTCCACCTCCTGCAACAATAATTCTTGAAAGTAAGGAATTGCTTGTTCTTTCATATGTTTGTGAACTAGTTAATGTAACTTCACTTTTAGTCAAACAAATATCGGTACTACCACCACCACTACCAACTGGTCGTGATTGCGTATAGGTACTACCACCTCCATTCCAACCACCAACTACCCATTCTATAGAACTAGCTCCTGTATTACCACTACCTCCAACATAAATATATAATGTTGTTTTTTTTTGTAAATTTATTATTCCTGTACTATATCCACCCTTTCCTCCTAAATAAGGAAGTTTCCCTTGTCCACCTTGAGCACCCCAACACTCAAACTTATACTGTCCAGTAGGTAGGGTTACTTCTTGCACATCACTAGTGTAGTCAAACTTTAATTGTTCACCTATCTCCATAGCATCACCTACTCCTCATATATAATCCATAAATCACCATCATTACCCATTCCATTAGTTGGTTCAGTAGTTGCATATGTTATTTTAGTAATGTCTTTTGCTTTTTCTTCAAGAGTGGTAATCTTTTCATTTGCTTGAGTTATTAAAGTTGTGACTTCTTCTTCTGTTGTATCAATCTTTGTATCTACAGATGTAATACTCGTCTTTACTACTCCTATTTCATCATTGATTCCGCTTACCTTACTATCAACTTCCATTTTAGTATAATAATCAAGGGGATTACTATCATCCCCTTGTGCATCAATCAGCTCTTTAATAAACTCATCTGTGATTGGTTCTAATTCTTGTTCTATATTATCTGGGGTATTATTAACCCTTTTATTTATTTTTGAAATATCCATTTATTTCACCTCTTTATATTTAATAAAAAGAGCTAGGAATTTAATCCTAACTCTAAATAAAAAACATATTTTATTTATATTTACTCATAAAAAAAGACTACTTAATATAGTCCTCGTTTGTTATTTCCTTATACTCTTCTAGTGTTATGTTGTTTAATTCTACCGCATCTTTTACTCTTTCTATATCCCAATTCTTTGGATAGAACAATTTTATTAATTTATACCAATCCATTACTTAACCCCCTTTAACATCATTAATTCATACGCTAAATCTGCAGTTATATTGTCTGTTATTTCTTGTTGTAGTTTTAATTCTTTTATTTCTTCTTTTAGTATTTCTTCTTCTGTTTTTGGAGCATCCTCGTATTCATAAAATGGTTCTTCTGTATATATATTTACATACAATACTGCTACCTTACCATCTTGTTGTACTGGATCTGGTAGTTTTTCTACTAATATCCCATTACTTGTATCTTGCAATAGTTCCGGCTTATAATGTATCAAACCAACTTTGTATTGATTATCTTTTACTTGTTCTAAATTTCCTAAATATTTTATTATTATACCTCTCCTTTTTTAATGTTGCTAATTTTTGTATTGTGTAATTACCTTTTATAATTTTATTACTTTAGAAGAATAACAATTGATTCAAGTCTAGCATTTCTTTCTATTGTCATATTTTGTTGATATTATGTACTTTCATATCATTGCCACCACTATAAACATTTGTTTCTTTGACTAAACTTCCTCTTTATACATGAAATCACCCTTTCTTTCTATTCTAGTTCATTTAATACTACTGTTTTTTCCACATTGTAGTTATCTTTATATTTAGCAAGTTTATAGTTTGGATAATCAATACTAATATATAAATGTCCTTCATTGTTAGTTTTTACAACTCTTAGATCAGTCACCTCATAAGCATAAATTGGTTCTAAAATTGAGTTAAGCTTACCTATTCCTTGTACTGAATAGTCATTATAATAAACATATAAAAAATTATCACTATCTATTTCAATAGCTTCTACTGGAGCTATATTATCTTGAACCATTTCTATAACTGTTCCCCTTTGCTCAACCCTACATATTATCCCTTGATTTCTTATTCCTAAATATAGATAATCGTCATTGCCAATACAAATAGATGTTGCTAATGAATCTGACGGTAATGTTAATTTAGTTACCAAATCATGATTATATATAACTTGTCCAGTTGAACTTATTTTTGCCAAATATCTATTCGCTATATAAATATTATTATCCTTACCTATGGTTAGACAAGGAGTTCTCCCCATTGCATTAGGTAATGTTTCTTCAAAAACTAAATTGGTATTGGCATCTATCTTTGTTATAAGCTCTTTTGCTGATATTCTACTATATATAATTACATTACACTCATTGTCTACAGCTATTATGTACTCCATAGCATCTTTATTTAACTCATAATCCCACAAAAGATTTCCGTTACTGTCCAATTTTATAACACTACACTTATCAAAAAATGTTACTGTTGACTTACAATAGACATAAACATTTCTTTCATTGTCGGTTAATATTATATGAATAGTTGAAGGCACTAGATATTCCCATATAAGATTGCCAAATTTATCAAATTTCTTTAATCTATCTGGGTCTTTAAAACCACTTTTAACACCATAAATATAGCCTTTATTATCAATGGTTATCTTATTAATATTCCAATCTTCTCCTTCTTTTTCCCAAACAGCTTCGAGAGTCTCACCCATTTCATGGTAAGCTCGTTTACTGTCTATTTGTGTAATACCATATCTCTTTCCATCAACATCTTCAGCTACTCCAAGAGTTCCCTCAAGAATAGGGAGTTTAGTTTTAATACTTCCTACATTAGCTATCATAGTGTCAAAAGAATCTGTTCCTTGTGTTGAAACTCCTTTGTTGCTTAGTGTAGTGGCTATTGTGTTCTTTTTTAATTGTAACTCTGAGTTTCTTTGTTCTATTACATCCAATGCTTGTTTTATTTCCAAAGCCATCTAAACACCTCCTAATTAAAAAGAGTTAGGAAATAATCCTAACTCTAACAAGTATTTTTATTATATTTTTCATTTTCTTTCTTCTATTTTAGCAGTTGTCTCTACAACTCTATTTTGTTTGATTTTATGCACTTTTCCACTGTCACCACTGCTAAACACATTGCCCTTATTATCAACTACTACTTTAGATGCAGAACTAGAATATCCATTATATTCCCAAATTAAATTACCTTCACTATCTAATTTACAAAGTCTATCTACACCACTAGCATAAACATATTTAGTAGAGTCTACATAGATACCTCTTATAGTTTTATGTAGTTCACTTGAGGTAAATTTATAGTTCCAGATTATCACACCGTCTTTGTCTATTTTGTAAACATTGCCGTTAGTTACTTCTCCACAGTATACATTACCCTCATTATCTGCACACACTACTTGTAAATCAACATTCTGTTTAGCCGACTTCCAAATTAAATTTCCATCAGAATCGTATTTACGAACTAGTCTCTCGTCACCAGTCACATAAACGCTACCCTCATTATCTACACATACTGAGAATATTTGATATGAATAACCAGGAGTAACTCTAAGATTCCAAATTAAATTTCCTTCACTATCTAATTTATGAACTGTATTATCATAACTGCCAGTATATATGTTTCCATCTTTATCAATACATACTGAGGTTACATTAGAAGTATGTCCTTCATATTTCCAAATTAAATTTCCTTCTGAATCTATCTTATGAACTGTTTTATCCCAACTACCCGAATATATGTTTCCGTATTTATCATTACATAATGAGGTTACATTGGAAGTATGTCCTTCATATTTCCAAATAAAATTACCATTAGAATCTAATTTATGAACTGTAGTATCACTACTACCAGTATATACATAACCATCCTTATCTACATCTAGAGCAGAAACATTAGTAGTATGACCTGTATATTCCCATATCAGCCTAGCCATTTCCTCATTAGCGAGATTATAACTATAAGTTGTTTGTAACTTATGAACAGTCTTATCATCACTAGCAGTATATATATTATCTAAGTTATCTATTGATAGTGAGTTAATATGATTGGAACCGCCTTTATAGTGACCTTCATATTTCCATATTAAATTACCATCTTTATCTATTTTGTATACATATCCATAATGTCCTCCAACATAAATATATCCGTACCTATCTATCTCTAATGAGTAAATACCATAAATACTACCTTTTCCATCATATTCCCACATTAAATTGCCATTAGAATCAATTTTATAAAAAGAATCAGACTCACCTACAGCATATATATTTCCTTGGTTATCTACTACAACTGAGCTAAAATATATATTACCTTCATATTTCCAAATTAAGTTCCCTTCTGGATTCATTTTATAAACTGTTTTACCTGTACTCACAGCATAAACATTGTCTATATTGTCAACACATATTGATTTTACCCTATTTGTATTACCTTCATATTTCCAAATTAAGTTCCCTTCTGAATCCAGCTTATGAACTGTCTTATCTTCACTCGCAGTATAAACATATCCATTACTACCTATTACAATTGAATTAACACTGTCAGTATGACCCTTATATTCCCATACTAGATTACCAATAGAATTAATTTTATGAACTGTTTTATCATCACTCGCAGTATAAACATTTCCATCACTATCTACTGCAATTGAATAAATACGACCTGTATGACCCTCATATTTCCATATTAAATTTCCATTTTTATCTATTTTATGAACTTTATGAACTGTATCATCAGCACTCGAAGAATAAACATTTCCTTGATTATCTACGGCTACTGATGTAGCAGGATTAGTATGACCTTCATATTTCCAAACTAAATTCGGAGCAATCTCTTTTCTATAAATTTCTCTGTGTTCTAGCTCACTTATGTCATAATCATTTTCATCATCCCTAAGATTAGCAACTCCGTACATTCCTTCTGCAATTTTTGGTTTGGTGCTAATTCTTTCTATATTAGTGTTCATCACATCTAAACTATCTGTACCTTGGGTTAAAACTCCCTTATCACTAATAGCAGTGGCAAGGAAGTCTTTTTTAGTCTGCAACATGTTTGTATTTTCTTCAATTTTATCTAACGTTTGTTTTAAACCTACTGTTGTTTCTAAAGCCATTTAGTCACCCCCTACAGTTTACTTTCTAGACTATTAGCTAATTCAATTGCTTTGAGTCTTTGTCCATCAATTTCTGTAGTTAAAGTGTTAACATCATTTACTAGTTTATCAATAATAACTTGTTGCTCCTCAACTGTTTTGTTGACATTCGTAGCAAAATTAAGAACATCATTTATAGCACTTACTAAATCTTCTTTATTAGGAGTATTAAGTATTGTTGTATCTCCTATGTCTGTACTATTTGAATCCACCCTTTCTTTTGTTTCATTACTTAATCTATTTGTTTTATCAGCCAAAGTTTTAATTTCTTTAATAAAATTATTTAATTCTGTTTCTTTTTCATTTATTCTTTTGCTTGACCATGTTGTTCCAGTTGAAATTATATTATCATTTATTTCTGAATTTATATCTGAGTCAATAAATTCTTTTTCTCCATTTAATATCGTTACTAAAGAATCTTGTGGATTTGAGATAAAAGCTTTAATACTAACATCATCAATAATTTCATATTCTATTTGTAAACTTTGTTTATTTATAGTATCTATAGCGCTTACAAAAATTTTCTCAGTAAATAGTTTGTGATGTATAATGCAAGTTGCTAATTCATCTTCAATTATCCATTCACTTGCAATGACTTCTTTATCAAACATTATTAACTTTTTAGTATCACTATTAATACTTGTTTGGTTTTTATTTTCGCCATTTACTATAGTAACAAACACTTCTATAGGAGATACAAGTTTTACTAATATCTTAGATTTATCAACTACTGTATATCCAATTAATACTCCATCTTTAGTTGTATTATCTATAGCATTAATAAATACTCGTTCAGTATTTAAGTCATGATTTATTTCAAAAATATAATTTCCATCATCATCTTGAGTCCAATCACTCTCTAGTATCAACTTATCAAATGCAGGATTGTTAGGTATCAGCTCTATGCAAGTATCAATCTGATCTTTAATCTTGTTACTAGACCAGGTCTTATCGCTACCTACATATTCATCAAATATGATATCTTTAAAAGTTCCGTCTCTACCTTTTAAAGATTCTATCCATTCTGACTCTGTTCCAGTGAATCCCCCATTTACAGCTACTTGATATGCAGAGATACCTGGATCACCATTTTTACCCTTTAAAGATTCTATCCACTCTAATTCAGTCCCTGTAAATCCATTGTCCTTTGCTATATCATAAGCTGATTTTCCGTCTAATCCAGCTAACTCGCCACAGTCCTTCCATCCATCTTTTAAATATATGTAAAGGTTAATACCAATAAGATACGCATCACCTATATTTGGAGAATCTGGTAATTCTTCTTCTGAGTTTACAGATTCTAAGATAATTAAGCCATTTCCAGTATCGCCTTTATCTCCAGTATCCCCTTTGTCACCTTGGATACCTTGGATTCCTTGTTCCCCTTTGTCACCCTTATCCCCTTTGATTCCTCTTGATGGTAACTCTGTATCTATGTCATCGATAAACCAATTCTCATTACCACCAATTGTAATAGCATATGTATTCCCATCATCTCCACTGTCACCTTTATCGCCTTTGTCTCCTTTTTCACCTCTGATTCCTTGCTCTCCTTGGATACCTGGTACCCCTTGATCTCCCTTTTCGCCTTGGATACCTTGTATTCCAGTATCCCCTTTTTCGCCTTTAAGATCAGTATATGTATAATCTGATTGCCCTTCAATTCTTATGCCTAGCTTAGTATCTAACCATTCAAATTCTAACCCTGTACCTGTGAGATCTTCAACTATATGCCAATCTTCACCATTCCATACATATAAATCTTTCGCTATAAAATAAGCATCACTAATAGTGGGATTTTCAGGTAAATTTTCAATCGATTCTACAACACCTTTTACTTCAATTCCTGCTCCGTCTTTACCATCTTTTATATTGCTAATGGCTATCCTTACATCTTCTTCCATTTGATTCTTAGCTGTGTCAACTTCAATTATCTTATTATCTACCCTATTTATAGCTTCATTGGCATTTGTATCGACTTCATTTATTTTATTGTCCATTACCTCAATTGAAGTATCTATTTTATTATCAACTTCAATAAATTTATCTACGACCTTTTGATCTAATTCGGTTTTTATATCCGTAAATCTATTTTCAATATTTGTGTCTATCTCTTTGTATTTGTTATTAATACTTGTATTTAGATGATTTTCCATTTCTTCAAGTTTATTATCTACTTGAATTTGCATGTTAGCTATTGATACTTCTCTCGCATCTTCCTGCTCTTGTCTAATAACCTCATTCGTTTTTCTTATATCTTCGTTGTCATTTCTTATGCCTTCAGATACTTCTCTAGCTGCTTCTTGTTCATTTCTAATACGTTCATTTTCTTTTAGCATTTCATCCAGTTCAATTAATTTATCATGAAATACTCTTACATCGTCTAGAAGTTTTTCAGTTCTTGCTATTAGTATCATGAAAATATTATATTCATCTGATGCTTTTACATCATGTTCATTTATTATAGCTTCATCTACTCGGTAATAAAACTTAGGAGATGAAAGAGTACTGCTTGAATTCACTAAACTAATTTTAAATCTACTAAATCCTAAAGTTAATAACGATTGTTTGTTTAGTCGCATCTCTATTAATCCTTCTAATGGGTCTACGACCAAACATTTATCCATTATTTTTCTACCGTCTGCAGTCGCAATTTCTATAGCAACCCAGTCATATGGATTAAGATCTATTGGCTCACTATCCATAACTAACTTAGCTTTTATTATGGCCGTTTGATTGTCGTTTTCATCAAATATGATTCCATCTACTATATCTTTGTTCATTTTATAATCTTTGAAATCAATTAATAAATCATATGACTTTGTTTTGATTTCATATTCGAACTCTTTATTTGTAGTTTTCAATGTACCACTCCTAATCTTTGTAAAATAAAAAAATGCTACTCATTGCAGCCTTCATTCCCAGATTCCTTTATTCTCTTTTCTAATTCATTAACTTGTAATTCTATCTTCTCCGTTTTTTCTTTATATATATTCGCTTCCTCATTTAATTGTGTTGCTAGTGTTTTATACATTATGGCTTTATCCGTTAACTCTCTGATTTCATCTAATGCATTTGCATAAGCTAGTTTTATATCTAATTCCATCCCTATTCTCCTTTTAAATGATTAATTTCTTCAATTAATATATTTACTTTTTCTTCTAATTCTTCTCTTTTGTGTATTTCTTTTTGTAATGCCCCTGCAATTATATTTGTATAAGAGCTAAAATTAAACACATATTCATTTATCGATGGCTCTTTTTCAATGAATACATTTCCCACTTTGGTCTCAGCCAATTCATTTGCTATAAATCCTATTTGATTAAAGAATACTTTGTCTTCATTTGCCCCAATAAAATTATAATGATACATTTTCATATCTTTATTTATAAAGTTGTGCATATCTTCAAGATTTATATTTATAGTAGTTTTAGCGCTACTATTAAAATTATTAACATTTAACTTCTTTACGATGGGATTACTCATTGCTTTAAAAGTTCTAAATTTAGGAGCGTAAGGCTCTTCTTGTATTTCTATAATATTCTCTTTTCGTTTAATATCACTATGCCCACCTGAATCTTGCCACCAAATCCTTTTTGCCTCTATATGGTCAAATGGCCTTCCAGAATTTCCAACTTCTCCTGTTCCAGCTCCATTGTATGGATAAATATAGGCACATCTAGTAGCATAACTATGATCGTGGCTTGATGGTGGGAAAGTACTATTTGATTTATCATACTCTGTTAATGCTCTATAGCTTCCCACATATATTTGTCCACTATTTTCTACTCTAATATTTCCCTTCATTCTTAATTGGGCTTTTTCTAATGTCATGACAGAAGTACCACCATTATCTACAAAGAAGTTATGATGATAGCCTATTTTATTACCATTGCTATCCCACCCATGACTTAAAGCTATATAAGTGTGTTGGTTGAGTTTAAGTCGAATTGCCGAAGTTGCTCTACTTTGGGTTTCATCCCATCCATCGTTTGCATCTATACTCATTGCATAATTCGACCCAGATGTATAGCCTTCTTCAAGAATAATTCTTCTATTAGCACCTGGTATTAATGTATCTGTTTTGATAGCGCCTTCGTTTACTGTAAGCCCGTTGTTATCGATTATAACCCTATATTTACCATTAGTTTTTCCTCCTGCCGTTTTAAAAGCAAATCCTACAGAATCATAATTTTGTTCTATAAGTGATCCAAACTCTGACCCATCCACCTTCATTTTAACCTCAGAACTTATTTTACCCGCCTCTATTTTTATTTGTGCCATAGATTGTTCAATAGTCCCTCCTAATGTATCTATTATCGCATCATCTATAGCATTCTTAACATCGTTAATAGATGCATTATATGAAACAAACTTATCTGTTAAGAGATCTATTTCGTTACTCTCTATTTTACCAACTAACTCAAGTATTCTATCAAGCAGTGTGACTAATTCACTGTGTGTCGTGTTTAATTTATTTTGGGTTGATTCTAATTTAGTTTTAAACTCACCTGGTTTACATATTAAGCGTATTCTATCTATTGCTTTATTAACATTTATATTTTTAGATTTTAATATTTTTAATAAATCTTGTATTTTAGATTTTTCTTCATCGTCAAATATTAAATCTGATAAATAAACATTTGTTATATTAGACAATAATAATCCGAGTTCAGTTGCCAAAGATATTAATTCATCATATGCTTCATTTCTATGTTCATCATTTACAAATTCTTTTGTTGTAGACCCAACAGAGGATATGATCGCATCAGCTTTCTGATCAAATTTAGATACTGTTTCTTTTATAGAGTTTGATGTAGTTTCAACTCTTCCTACATCATGTCTAATGCCATCAATATCACTTACTATGTTTGCAAATTTCTCTGTGTGACCATCAACTTGTTCGTACAATCCCCATACTTTTTTCTCTACTATATTCATAGAATTTCCATCAAAAGAAACTGTGAATTCTGGATTATTATTATTGATATATTCTGTATGGGTTCCATTATCATTGATAACTATTAGATATCGTCCTGCTCCTAATCCTTTTTCCAATATCTTATTAGAAAATTCTAATTCATTTGGGGCTTTCGCATTCCAATAAATATATTTTTTATTTGTATAACAATCTCTTACATTGTATATTTCATCTTCTTTTTCATCTGAGTTCCCTGCGCCATTCGCTTTACTTAAATTATAGGTAACTATACATCCGGTAATCCGAATATAACTATTTGTATAACTATTATCATATACTGGCATTATCTAACCACCTCACTTTCTGGTACATTGATTCTATTGTATTTTTGTCTATTTAATAAATATTTCTTTTTATTTAGGGATTTCAATGTATGCTTAGATTTAGTTAGATAGTCAGCAATAGTCCTTATATCATCTTCTTTTGTTTTTTTATTAGATAGATCTATTTTTAAAGTATTATCCTTAAAATTCTGAGTATATCCAACAAAGTATATTAAATCCTCGGTATCTTCTTCTCTATCGTAAAGCATTATAACATCACCTAAACTTAAGTCACCTTTCCAATGCTTTCTAAATCCAGTATCTAGTAATCGACTTAAGAAGTTAACTGAATCGATACTCCATTCAACTGCAGGTCTACATTTTAGTTCAAGTTTTCTCTTCCCAGCAGCTATGAAATCTTCAACTTTTAAAAAAGACTCATCATTGTATGTGTCACAATATATAAAATCCTTTAATTCATCTAATAGTGTTTCATTAAATATTAATTCATCATTTTCATTTGTCGCAGTTTCTCGTTTACATAAAATTGTAAGTTTCATCATTTCTTCATCCAACTTAGCAATATCATTCTCGAGCGTGTTTATTGATTCTTCTAAATCATCTCTTTGCTCAGAATACTCATGCATCTCAGCTACTGCTTTAGCTCTATTAATATCGTCTTTTTTTTCTTCATATATTATAATAACTTTTTCTAATGATTTAATCATTGAGTTAGCAATCATAAAACTATTTTTTTGTTTCTGAACTTCCTTTTGCTTAACATTTTTAGTCTCAATTTGTGCTTTCCATAGTTTTTCTCTTATTTCATTCATCTCATTATATTTAAGCATGGCTTTCGTAAGATCTTTACTCATTTCTTCATTTTCTATAAAATATGAGTAGTTCTCTAAATACGGATATCCTGTGGCAGTAGCTCCTACTATGTCCATTTCTTCGCTTCCGACCATTTTTAACCTTGTCACAATTTCATGTGAGTTATCGACTTTTTCATGTGATTGTATATAATTATCATGAGATAATATAAGTTGTATATCGTCGCCAAAACTGTCTACGTTATAAAGGTTTACTTTTTTATTATATGTATCAAACTGAACCACGCAGTCAAATTGATCTTTGATTTCTTTCTTTAAAAAATCGTACCAATTGCTTTCAATATTTTCTTCCCATCTTACCTTTTCTTTTTTTTCTCCTTCTATTGTTTCATAAGCTATAGATTCATCTACATATCCTAGACTCCACCCTGTTTCTTCTTTCATATATTTATTTAAGCTTATTATTTCCGCCTCTTCGTCTTCTGTATACAGCTGAACTCCCTTATTTTCAATTGTTAAACTTATTTTATTTAATTTCACTTCAGCTGATGTAGCTTTTATAGTTTTTTTGTCATTGTTTTCATCATTTATTTCTTTTATAACAAAATACTCTTTTCCGTCTATACATATAAATCTTTCATTTTTAACCTCATCAAATAACGGGTACCTAGATTTTTTTAATGTGACTCTATTTGTTATGAACCTAGGAATCAATATTTCAAGTTCATCTGATGCATCAATACTTCTTGAAAGGCTTACTACATACTCTCTTGGTATCTGTCCAACAATATCTTTATTAACTTTATGCAATGTAAAGTTATAGTCACTTTTTATTTGCTTAATATTTAATATATTACTTATGACTGCTCACCTTCTTTCTTAAGTCAGATATTTTTTTATAGATTATGATAAAATAAAAAACCTCTCTATACTGAGAGGTTTTTTATACATATATATTTTAGTATTCTTTTTATACGAATTCTTGATAATCTTTTCCCTATTCAAATTCATCCGCATATGCTTTTCCACCAGTAAATATCTTTACTGAATAAGTCACTCCACAAATATATTTATCGTGTTTATAATATAAAAGTGTAAAATTATAATAGTTTCTTCTTACCTTGTCTTTATTACCACATACTATGTTCTAGATCTCTATTTACCTTAAAGCATCAAATAGACATTACAAATATATTATTAATATATTTTTCTTTCTTATTCTAAAAAACCATATAAGAAACTTTATATCTTATATGGTTCTTTGTAAGTATCTATTTAAACTCACCTGCATATGTTGTTCCGCCAGTAAAAATATTTACTGAAAAAGTATCTCCATCCACATATTTATCGTTTACATAATATAAAGGAGAAAAGTTATAATAATATTTCCCCCTAACCTTATCTCCATCTCCTCCAGTAATATAGTTTTGATCTCCATATCCACTAAAAGAATCAAATCTCACCTTATTTGCTTTAAATCCATACTTTTCTTCAAACTTTTCCGCTACTAATTTCTTCGCTGTTTCAACTGATACTATTTCCTTAACTGTATTATCCTTTTCTATTATTATAAACTTACTTATATCATCCCTCTTTATACAAAGAGCAGGTTGAATCTCTCTGTTTTTATAACAAATAGCTGAAAAAGTATAATACGATCCACCCTTATAATTTATACTATAAGGATACATAAAAGCCAATTCACCTTTAATATCATTAACATTTATATTTTTAATTTCATCATAATGATACACTTTCTCTGCTTTAAACCATCTTTCTACAATATCCATAGATTCAGCTAATACATTCCTAACTCCTGTATTAAGATCACCTACACCATTAGTTACATTTAAACTTTCATTTACTATTACTTCATTCAAACCACCTAAAGTTGTTATCTTACTTGCATTTTTTAGTATACTCTTGTTACTGCCATTATGAACTAATACAATTGGTTTATTTTTTGCTATTGTCGAACCTGTTAATGCATCAACTAAGTTATATGCCTTTGTTATATAGAACTCACTGGCGCTACCATAAAACTCTTGTATTATCTTTTTGTTTGTATCAAACCTATCTGTTCCACCAATCCTATTTGAATTAGTGTTATTTACTAATCCATCGCTTATTGATGAACTTCCTCCTATTGCATAACTTTCAGCTCCTAATCCATCAAATGATGTACTCTTTCCGTCTGTAAGTATTATTGGAGACTTATCTCTTACTGCTACTGCTGATGCACTCATTGCATCTGGTTCACCTTTATACGCATTTGTAAAGATTACTTTATTAAATCCATTTGTAATGGACTTTATTTCTTCAGCTACACTGTGGCTTGTTTCTATTCTTCCTTCACCACTTATTCTCTTTATTTCTATTCCTTTACTCTCTAACTCAGATTGAACTTTATTTCCTATTGAATTTTCTCCACCTATTATGTAGATCTTTTCAACTGATTCTAATCTCTTTTGAGTCGCATCAGGTATAGAATCTTTTTTAGTAAGTAGTATTGGTGCATCTACTGTTCCTGCTAGTCCACTTGCGCTAAGTCCATCTGCTAAACTCTTGTCTGAGTTTACTAGTATTGTTGTTTTATATGTCTGCTTATCTGCTATTAGTCCTGCTGTTTCATATCTGTCTATTCCTTGGATTTTTTGTACTGAATCAAGTGCATTACTTGTCGGTATGTAGGATGTTGCTATTGCTAATGATAATCCTAATATGATTAGCTTTTTACTAACTCTCATAATTTTTACCCCCTGTATAATCTCATTTAACTTCATTATACAGGAAATTTTAACCAATAATCAATTATAGTTTATAATTAATATCCTGTTTGTCTAAATATTTCATTAGCCAACTGATTTTGCGATCTCTTAACCATTTTTTCTATTTCAGGTAATATATCATTATCTACATTACCTTCAATATTAACTACAGGCGCATTATATTCAACTTTAAGAATATTGTCTAATTTATTGCCTGCTTCTTTTAGATTATCATATATATTCTTCATCTCTGGAGACATAATTGATTCATAAAAATAGTCATTCGTTTTACCTATTTCATTAAGAATTTTAGAATCTTCTTCCATGATATCTTTCATAATATCTCTTGCAATCTCTAAGTTTGATATCAACTCTCCCTTAATTATTTCTCCAGTAGCTCCTAGGCCTTCTCCCCACTTATCAGTAAATTCAATCATCTTATCTTTGAGATTAGTTACTTTCCCGTCAATATCTGTAAACATACCTGTATTTAATGCTTCATTTACCCAGTTTTGAATATTTTCTTTTGAATATTTTTCATCTAGATTCACTTTTTCTTTTTCTGCTTCTTCTTCAAGGCGTTCAATTTCTTTATCATACCTTTGGTTGACATCATCATCAATTTTATCCTGAACTATATCTTGAAGTTTTTCTTGTTCTTCTTTTAATTTTTCTAATAAGTCTTTTACTTTTTTCTGACCACTAAGTGATGTATCCCTTTGAGCTATATCTAACTGTTTTTGTATTTTGTTTACTTCTTCAAATTGTTTAGCATAATTTTTCTGATAGTTAGATTCTTTTCTCTCATCATTATAAGCTTCTTTCTTTTTTTTAAGTGCGTCAACATTAGTCTTTAGCTCTTTGTCTATAAGTTTTTTTCGTTCTTCTACTTCTTTTTCATAAATTTTAGTTATTTCATCTTCTACAGATTTAGTTATTTCCAACTGCTGCTTGTAAGCGTTTTTAATTTGATTATTAAGTTCGGCTTGATTTCTCTTAGCTTCTGGAATTCTATTTATATATAGATCTAAATATTCATCTGCTGCCTTTTTTGCTTTTTCAAACTCTTCACTACTTTTATTCTCTTTATAAGAATCCAATATTCCTCTGTAATTTACAATGTTCCCATTTTCGAATTCGAATTCATATTTTTTCGCATCATCTTTAGCCTTATTTAATGCATCATCAAGCAGCTTATCAGTATCTCCCATCTCTTTCTTTCTATCAAATAAAAGCTCAATTTTTCTCTTTATTAAAATACCTTTTTCTTCTCCAACTGCATTTTCTAATAATACATCTACCATAGCTATTTCATTGTTAACTTCAGTAACATGTTTATCCGCTGACACCCAATTTGCATCCCAACTAACTTTCCATCTTGCAGCTTGTATTTCTTTAACTTGGTTTTCCTTTGCGATTATTTGATTTTGTAATTCTTGCCATTCCTCTTTAAGCTTAGGGATATTATCATACTCAACTTGGAAATACTGCTCAGCCATCTTTTGAAGCTCTTCAAATTTCTTAGCCTCTTTATTGTAAGCATCTATATCTTTTTGCTTTACATTTTTTTTGTTCGCCTTGTCTTCCAAACTCTGAAGCTTTTTAGCCCTTTCAAGTAAATATTCTTCATAGTTTGTCATCTTCCCATTTTCATCAAACTGGAAACCACTATTTTTTAAATTCTCTTTTAACCAGTTACGTTGTCTATCCAAATGACCTTCATTTTTTATCTTTTCTTCCACTAGAGCCTTTTGTTCTGCATAAAGCTTATTTTGTTCTTCTAAATATTTTAATTTTTCGTCATCAGATGCATACACCATTTTTTTATCAATTAACGATATATCATTAGAAACCCTAGACATCTCAGCATCTATTTCTCTTGTAAAGTCTATGTCAAATTTAAAATATCCAGCTAGTGAATCCCCATCATTGGCAATTTTATTCTTAAACGCTCCTAGCAGACCTTTTCCTAATTTATTACCAATCGTAGCGCCATCTCGTTCTGCATCACTGAATAGTGTGAATCCCGTTGATGTTGTCGGTATATAGGTATCCTCTGCTCCATAACTAGCTAAAGCTCCATAGTTAGCTATAGCTCTTTGCATTGTATTATTTGTTTCTTGGTTGTTAAGAATATTAAATCCTGCTCTACTACTTGATTTCACATTTTTCTTTTTATTTGTTGTCTTTTTTTTGGTCGTTTTATTTTTAAATATATTAGTAAACTTAGTTTTTATTTCTACTGTTTTATTTTTTATTTTTTTTAGACTCTTCGATAAGTTACTTACGTTTTTCGATGCTTTTTTCGTATTAACCTCAGCTTTTTTAGGTTTTATTTTACTCTTATTATATTTTTCAAGTTCTTTTACTTTATCATCTTTAGATAAATTTTTATTTTTACTTATTTCAAGGATTTTTTGTCCATCCTTGCTTTTTTTCATTTCAGTTTCAATTTTAGATTTTTTTTCTTTAGGGACTTTATCTATAGCATCAAATACATTTTTGGCATTTTTTAAAGCTTCATGATTTCCTTCTGTTACGAAAAACGTCTTAACTTCTTTAGGAAAATCATTGTAAACTTTCTTCATATTAACAGCTTCTTCAAGCCCGATTGACTTATCTTTATCAACTACATTTTTAAATTGTGTATCAGCTTTATCATAGTCATTAAGAAGTTTTGCAGCTTTCTTTCCGCCCTTTTCAGATCCATCTTTTGCGACAATAGATTCTATAGACTCAGAGAATCTATTATTTAAACCTAGTAATTTATCAACCTGCTCTCCTGTAGCATTAGGATCTGACTCAATTACAGCTTTAAGCCCTACTGGTATCTCAGTAACTCCCAATCTTCCTTTAGCATAATCTACTAATACTGCTTTTGCATCTAATTCAAGTCCATCTTTATTTAACAATAATTCCGCATCGACTGTGTATATATTCTTTCCAATTTTTTCATCTATTTTATTCTGTATATCTTTTGCATTAATTTCCCCAGCGTTAATGCTCATTAAAACTTTGTTAGTAATTTTAAGAACTTCTGTTGAATTTTTTCCATTTTCTAAGGATTTAATCATGTTCTTAACTTCTTCTGGTAATCCATTATCCTTAGAATTTTTAATGTAGTCAAGAATATTCTTATTTTTTTTTGAATTATCAGTTACTACGCTGTTTCTCAGAACTTCATGCACACTATTGTATTGTTTTTCAATAGCTAATGAAAATGCTTCTCCATTTGCAAGATTTACTCTATCCCTACCGTAGCTCTTTAAAATCTGGTCCAATGGGTCTCCCCTCAAAACGTCATCTTTATCAGGTTTGTATAGTATTTGTCTAAGTTCTTTTTCAGTTGTATTTGTTTTTTTTGCATATTCTTTAGCTAGTTTATCTATTTCATCACTGTATTTTTGGGTGTCTTTTGTCTTAACATGATCATCATTTAATTTATCTAATTTCGTGTTTAATTCTTTTATATCAAAATCATCATTTTTTATAGCTGCCTCTAAGATTTTATTAAGCGTTGATTCATATTTATCTACAGATTCTGATTTTTGATCCTTTGCTGGATTTAAAAAATATACTTGGTTTTCTAACTGTGAAAATTGATCCTTTACGCCTTTATTAGTATTTTTATACGTCTTTTCATTCTTAATATTACCAAATAGTCCTGTACCTATTTCTTTTGATTTCATATCAAGCTCATGTAAATTAATTTTATATGCTTGTTGTTGTTGATCTAGTTTATCGATTTCTTTTATATAAGTATCATGACTAATCGCATTAAGTTTACTAGTATTTATATCAACTAGTCCAGATGATGGTCTATCTCTATCTTTAGAAGATTCATTTCTAGCATTCTCAATTGTTTTTAGTGAGGATTTAAGATTATCTTCAAATATATTTTTAAATATTGAAGGTATTTCAGTTGCAGCTGAATATTGAAATTTTGTCTGATTACTCTGATACTCTCCGGTTAATCTCATACCTTGCTTCTTGGATGATTTATTATAGAATTCAAATATATAATCAGCATTATCTCTTTGTAGCTTAATTCCCAGATTATTAGCCACATCCATTCTTTTACCTAGATCATTTAAATATGATCCTGTTACAAGCGGTAATCTAAGTTCAATTTCTCTACCTAATTTTTTAACTGTATCAATGGGATGTAACAATACTGATGAAACTCCAGATGTAGCTTTTTTCATATTAGATATAAAATTACTATCCCCTTCTTTAGGTTCAGTCAGTTTATTTATAGCCTTATCGAGAATAGATGCTGCACTATTAACATAATTAAAAGGTGTATTCATTACATTTTTAACTAATCCACCAACTGCTTTAAATGGATGAAAAACATTTGTTATTGTCTTTGTAGCGGAATTTTTAAAAGCTTTCGTTACGGCTGTATCATCACTCGTTTCTGCAAATAAATTTTTAATACTCCCTTCAAAACCATCCTTTAATTTACCCGCAAATTTATAATCACTAAATACTATTTTAGAAAGAACGGAACTTTCATCAATTTTAGTTAGACGCTTTCCGTCTATGCCCGTTGCATCTTTACCATATCTAAGCAAATTTCTTTGTAGGATTATTTGCTCGTTTTTCTCAGCATCTGTTTTATCTTTATTTTTTCTAAGTTCTAATAATCTTTGTAAGTCCTTTTCTAAAAAAGGAAGATCTTTTTTAAACTTTTCTAAATTATTAAATGCAATTTCTACGGTTTCTTGATTTTTAATATATGTATGTTGTTTTTTATTTCCTATTTCATAGAATGTATTTAAATTATGACCTATTTTAGCATTTATTAAATCAACCACATAGCCTTGTGGAGATGGCAAAAATCCATTTTTAGCATTTTTCCCAAACTCTATGACTGATCGTGTTCCTTTACCCTTCATTATTTCAGAAATAGCTGCTGGACCAATAGCAGCTGCTTTTGCATAATCGTTACCTAAGACCTCTTTTGCTACATTTCTTCCCAATGCTGTTAATCCAGGGTTAGTCTGTTTTATTCCTTCAGTTAAGTAATTTCCTGTTTTATTAACTAAATCTGTAAGGCTTAGATTGTTTTTGTCTCCTTTAATCTCAAGATCTTTTACAGAACTATCTAAACTTTTTAGTCTATCTATTGATTGAGCGGAGATGCTTTTAGTAGATGATAAATCTACTATTTCTTTAAAAAGAGTAGCTGAATTTTCAAGTGCTCCTGCATAGCCCCCAGTTAAACCTATTGTATCAATAAAAGGTCCTTTATAAAGTTCGTGAGTCCTGTCTGTGCCCATTTTCCAATTATCATAATCTACTTTTGATTCATATTTGATTGGCCTTGATGGTTTACTTTCTTTAACTGAATTAGTGACTGCCTGTGTAACTGAATTAAAAACAGAATTAGATGCTTTCATTACATTTTCTAATAATTGTTTTTCATTTATTCCTTGATTTTTTCTTATTTTTTCTCTGGCATAATTACCTTTATTTTTGATTTCCTCTAACTGTTTAATATTTAATAATTTTTGAGATTTTTCTAAGTTATTAAATTCATTTTTTTTTATATTTATATTTTGATTAATTTTATTGTTAATTCCATTTACTTTATTCAAAGATTTTTCTAAAATATTTGTATTTTTTGTTATTATGGTATTTTTATTATTTATACTTCTAAATATATTCCCAGTACTTAATATTTCCCTCCTCAAGTTAGACAAAGCTTTAATATCATAATCTACCTGCTTATCAATTTCCTTAACCTTGCTTGATAAGTTATCTAACTCTTTATATAACTTTTCCTTATCTAAATCAAAAGAAGTTTTTTTATTATTATCCGCCAATTGATCAACTCCTTCACGCAAAAAAGAGCAGATAAATTATATCCACTCTTTTTCTAAATTTATTTTTAATAATTTTATTTAATCATCTTCAGAATTTAGCTCTTTCTCAAGTTCTTCTATTTCTTCAAGCTTCTTTAGATTTAATTCGTAAAGCTTAGCATTTCTAATTTGATTTAACTGATTTAAATAGTCCAATTGATATCCATACTGTATCTCATCTAATATTGCGTCCATCTCTCTTCTTACTTGTAACATTTCCAGATTTGGATTTTTAATAGCACTTACTATATTTCCCCCAAGTTCTAAATCAGTAAATTGATGATATAGATATCTGTACATTTCTTCTATCATTTCTTCACTTGTTATATCCATCTCTTGTATCTTCCCTAACTTATTTACAACTTCTAACCTGTTTTCTTCTAACACATTAAATATATGTATTTTTTCGATTTTTCCATCTATTTCAATGTCTATTACTTTCCTCGTTATGTCTAATGTTAATTCTTTTATATCTACTCCCACACAAATTCCTCCTTCTATCTTATTATTGGAAATTTAGCCTTTACTACAACATTGTATTCGCCTGTAAATTTTAATATATTTTCACCTTTTTTAAGTCTAAGCCAGCTTCTATTACAGCAATCAAATCTATTTACTCCATCTGTGTTTTGCACAACATAGAGCAAATTATCTACCACTATATTTTCATTTAACTCCAAATCTTCTAATACAAGTGCTTCTTTATCTATACTAGTATTTTCGATGATTATCTCTCCTTGACCGTGATTTTCTATTTCCAAAATTGGAAAATAATATTCATCATCTGTATTAGTACTGTTGTTAATTTTTAATTCTTTTGTTCCATTAACTTCTATCGGTTTAACAAAATCTTTATAACTATAGTTTGTAAAAGGTTGAAACTCTACCTCTAAGTAGCCGGTCATGTTTTTTGAAAATTTTTTATTTATCTTCTTTGCCTTTAAATAGTATGTTAGTTCGATGTTGTCTTTTGATACAAAGGGTTTAAAGTCTTCCTGTATTAGCCAGTCAAAGATAGCTTCTGTCTTGTGATCGTCCCATACATAAGCCTTTCCATTCATATCAGCTAAACAAAAACATAAAGTTATACTTTGAGCTGTTTCTTTTTTACTCTTAAAGTATGGATTGTTATTAAATGTATTATCTGCTTCTAAATCCTCTGTATATGAAAGACCGTATTCATTTAATACATCAGAGTCCATAGATACAAGCAATATCCCCATATCTTTAGAAAATATATTATCGAACCAAAATTCTTCAGATATAAACATATTTTTCCCTCCTTTTTATTTATTAAAGTCCATTTTTTTATCTTTAATTTATATTAAGATTTCTACCTTTTATCTTTAACCAAAATATTTTATAATTTTTAATCTTTAGATTTTAATTAAAGATAAAAAAATAAACCCTAGCATAAGCTAGGGTATTTAATTATTTTCCAGAGTAATCTACTTCAACACCATTTATTGATTTTGGTGCATCGAATGTAGCTGGATCTACTCCGTCTTCAATAAATGCTAATGTTAAGAATTCACCGTTTTCGTCTGGAAGTATGTCTAATGTTGTACTGAAGTTAGATGGATTTTCAGCTGTGAATCCCATCTCTATACTTCTTTGTGCTTTACAGTTTGGTATTGTAAGAGCTAATGCTAGGTATTCACCTTCGTCGTTTTTAGCCATTGCATCACCGTATATTGTGTAGTTAGGAGCAGTTGATTGATCCTTAACTACTATTTTCTTAGCTTTTGGTATTTCTTTTAAGTAGAATACAGCTACATTTTCTCCAGCAGTAAAGTTTGGAGATGTTATAGTTATTTCTGTATTAACTCCTGCTGTTGAAGTTGTGAAGTTTAATAATTCAACATTAGTTATTTTATCTTTTTCTAACGAGAATACTGAAATAGATCCTTTAACTGGAATTATTCCTTCTAAAGTAACTTTTTTAGCATCGTCAGCTAATAAAACTTTTCTTTCTCCAACTCTAGCAGATTCTTGTACAACAGTACTAGAAAGTATTACTGCAAGTTGCTCGAATTGTACAACTTCAGCCTCCATCGTTACTGTTCCTGTTAAAGCTCCGTCAAACGCTATTGCATTGTCACCTTTAGCTTTAGCATATACCGATTCACCTTCTAATTTTACGTTGAAAGTGTTTAAGTCTCTTGAAAAGAATATTGGTTCCTTTGTACTTCTTGTGCATAGTGTTATGTTAGCGGCGTCTTTTATAGCAAATCTCATTTATATATCATCCTCTCATTTTCATCTATTATTTTTATTTTTTATATAGTGCTTTTACTCAACTTCACTTTTACTGATTTTTATATATTCACTCCAATGTTGTTGTGAGTCTTTAAAATTAAATTTAAAGGACCACCTATAGCCTAGTTCTTCTTTGTATCTATCAAAATGGACTAAACTTTTATATGAATTCATAAGTTGATAAAAGGTTAAATTTACCACTTCTTTGTACGGAGTAAAATTTTTAATATGACATACAACATTAATGTAATCGGCTAGAGACATAGAGTCTTTTTTTTGTTTTTTTCTCTTTTTATTTTTAAAGTACTCTATCATCTCTCTTTCTTTTTTAGAGCCAGTTTTTTCAACCCAGACATCGTCTTCATCATCCCTTAAGAAATCTTTTTTCTCTACATAGAACATCTCAAATATTATATCTGCTAATTTTCCATAGTTATTGCAGTTTAAAACTACTTCTCTACTTTTTATAAATATACTAGTTTTAGTAACATCTGAAGCTTCTATAAATATAATTTCCTCCAATTTAACTCTATAGATCATACATAAAATCTTTTTGAATTTGTTAAATATACCGCTATCTTTTATTAAGAAATCGATACTGTACATCAAATCAAATCTTGTTAATATTTCTTCATCAACATTTTCGTGCATATCTAAATAAGTTTTTTCTATTATATAAATTGGATTGATAAAATCTAAATTCGTCATACTATTTTCCAGAAGTTCTTTAATTGTTGGCTGATGAATAACCCCTAGATTGTACTGGCTCAAATCAATATCCAGGCCTGTTATGTAATAATTTTCAAGCATTATACATCACCAATTTCGTGAATAATTGCTCAGTTTTTTTATCTATAATAGTTGGCATTTTTAAAATACTTGCCATTACCAAATCCCCTCCTCTGTTTCATGTTCGTTTATCAAATCTAATACTGGGACTGATTAAGTTAGTCCGAGTACTTTTTTTCTAAATAGTAGTCTGGAATAATATTATTTTCTACTGTTTTTTGATATAGAAATTTTATATTGCATCTTCTTATATGGAATTTTTATTAAGGTCAGCGCTGACACCAAATATTATAAGCCTTTAATCTATATGCAAATTGATTAAATAGCTTCAGCTATAGCTTTTTACAAGTTACTTGCCCTCAAGAAGCGTCCTTCTTTCGGGTTATGAATAATAAAATACTAAAATATATTTATCCCAAGTATGTCTACCATACTACTTAATTAATTAAACAAACTCACTACCTTAAAATTAACAACTAGGACTAGATAGAATCCTAATAGTTTTAAGAGGGAGATTGGCTAGCTCTTATATTTAAGAGCTAAGTAAAACTTATGATAGATCTAAATCCAACTTAACCCTTAAATTTAAAAGTCTTTAAGAAATTACCCAAAATAATATCCTCATTACAAATACAATTTCAATTGTTAGTACAGTCAAATTAAGTACTTTTATTAGGAAATTAAGAACTGTATTAAATAATTTACCATTTTCATTAATTTCATTTCGTGCAATTACAACCCCCATTGTAATGATAAGTAAAAAACATACAATTAAAACTACAATTAATTTTATAATGTTAGCGTCTACTAATTTTAAAAAGTCCATTTTTCTCCCTCGTTATTCTTAATATTTTAGGTTATTAATCCCTATTAGTTCTTACTAATACAAGCTTTATCTTGTCATTTAAATTATAACTTCATCAATTTATAACTCCCAAAGTTAAAAAGTTAAATTAACGTCATGTATAATTGCGATTTTATTACATCCTAATCTGACCAGCTCCTCTCTCCAAATTTCATATTTGAAAATATGCTTACTAAAGTTATAAAAAAATCGGTTCTTAATCTATTTTAAGTCCGTACAATTATTTATCTCTTCATATATAGGTAGCTTATAAGCAAACATTTTTACTACCTTATTTTTCCATAATTAAATAATGTTTCTTCAATCTAAAGTTTGATTTAAATACTAATTATTTTTTACTTCAGTTAATATTTATATATATCAGTTAATTTATTACTTACAATACTTACATTTTGATTTATACTTTTTGGTTCCAACTTTATAAAAATCTCTAATCAATTTAACTTTTTTACATTTTGAACAAGTCTTATACTCACCTTTTACTAAATTTAAGTAATACCAATCTTCGTAACTTCTTATGTAGTAATCAACTATTTTTTCCACACAGCTATCTATATACTTATTAACCATTTGCTGCGAAATTCCTAAAATAATTGCAATCTCTTCTTGTGTTTTATCATTTCTCCATAATTTTAGTACATTTAACTGCTTGACTGTAAACTTGCTCTTTCTTATTAATACCTCTAAATCTAGTAAAATACAATTTAAGTCGTCTGAAAAATCTCCTCTACTTTTTATTTTCAAAAGCTCTTTAACATGAGTCTTGTCCATCATATCAAGTTTATCCCAGTCTATTTTTCCCTTATCTGGTAATGGTGATTTCCATGAAACTGTTCTAAGTACAGAGTCCAAATAGTCTTTCATATCAACTTTTATAGATCTTATATTTCTATTTACCGCTCTTTTTAATTCTCTTTCTTCCTTTGTTAAAGATTTGAATTTATACTTTATTTTTTCTTTTTCACTAAAAGAGTTTAATTCTTCATTAGATGTTAATGTTAATTTATCTCTCTTTGATATTAAATGTTCTAATGAAGTACTATAATCGTCTATAATTTTATATATTTTTTTATACTTATTGATTTCAGATTGACTGAAACTGTCCTTATCTTTAACAATCTTGAAATTTTTTGGCGTTACATACATTGCAAATTCAATATTATCATCGATTTTATTTTTAAAGTACTTACCGCCTTCACTGCTTTCTGCCATTTGTCTAAAAACTATCTCTTCTTTAAGAGCTCGGTTAAAAAGGTCTCTATCACTATAAATTTTTATCATAATCTCTACCGCCCAACTTAGAATCAACATCTAGTATATACATACCTAATTTTTCTGCCATAACATCCTTATTAGTCGTCAATAAAATTGAATCTTTGTTTTTTAGAATAATTTTCTTTTCATAAATATTTTTATTTATTAAACCCTTCTCTTTTGTATACTCTATTTGATCATCACTAGTTTTTAGATTTATATACCTATATGTACTTTTTCCTTCTTTTTTACACCAATCTTTAAATACATTATAGGTCATTTCTTGATTTAAATCTCTTACAAAAAATGCACAGTTTTTATTATTTATTTCATCTACCTCTTGTTGATAAACTCCAATCCAGTAATCATTAGTTATATTTATACCTGCTATGTTAAATATGCCTAAAATATCGTATATTGATCTGATTCTGTCTATAGTTCGTATTAATTTGTAGTCGATATTTTGAAGATGATAGCCTATTTTTTGTGCATTCAAGCTATCTAAATCTATGTATTGAATATTTTCTATTATAGCCCCCCCCTATTCTAAATATTTTTTTAATTAAGATTAAATAAATTAAAATATCATTAACATATTTTCATATATAGTATCATTTATTTGAAAATATGTCAATTCTATTATCCTATTTTTTCCATGATATTCCATTCGTATAATGAAAACCGCTTAATACCTAATAGCTGCAGTAATTTACCTCTTTATTTAGTTGACATAACCTCATATAATTTCTATAATAAAGAAAAGAAATAATAATTTGTTTAATATTACATTTATAAATTATATATAAAAAATATTTTGTAAATCTAGTTAGAAAATATTTAAAAGCTGTATTATATAAAAAGATAACCGCTTACCTTAATTGAATTAGACAAGCAATATGTCTTTCAATAAATGATTTAATACTTATGAAATATATAAAGGAGTGTCTTTATGAAATATAACCTTAGAAATCAACAGGAAATTGAAAACTTAATAGAAAATTGGTCTCCAAGGGATAAGATAATAGCCTCTAAAATGTATTCTGAATTTATACATTTTTTGAAAAATGGAAATAAACTTATCACTGAAGAAAGTTGTAATATTGCAGTAGATTTAACTTCTAAAGATACTGAGGATTTTGTGAATGCGACCCTTGGAAAAGACAGATATAAAACTAGTGCTACTAAAACAAGCATACTAACTAAGCTTATGAACGAGCTCAATTTAGATATATCTTTTAAATGTATAAATCCAGTTAATATAGAAAAAAACCTTTTTGAGTATCCTACCCTTAAAGAAATTCTTGATATATGCAACAGTTTAATCAATTACCAGGATAGATTTATAGTTTACTCTGTTTTCTGTGGATTTACAGATCTGAACCTTCACAATCTTAGATATCTGAAAGTTTCAGATATAAATTTTGAAAATAATATTGTCATAGATAATGGTAAAGAAGTAAGTGTCGATGATATATTTATTGACCTAGCTAATAAAACTAAAAAACAGAGAACTTATTACAAACTTATGAGCCCTGAATCTTTGGAAAATCTAACGACTAGTTTGTCTTACGATTTCAATCAAGAGTCTGGATATTTAATTAAAACAAAACCGACTTCAAAAAATGAAAATGGAATAAGACCCATTTCTCAAATTGCACTTAGACAAAGATTTAGCTTTTTAAATGAGACATTAGACTCATGGACTCTAACTCCTAGACATCTTAGGATAGCGGGGTTTCTGTATAAGATGTATGAAGAGAAAAAAGATAAGTGGACAATACAAATGATAAATGATTATAAAAGTAAATTGGGATATAAAATAGATTCGCATGAAGCTTTAATAACATATAATCAAAAATATAATCCATAG